CCCCGGGATAGCGGCTTCAGCTATCTTATCTTCCGAAATAGCCTGACCGCCGCCCCCGCCGCCATTCTCAATAGCACGAATCCTAGAATCAGCATCCGCGAGCGCGGTTTCTGTGTTTTTTATGGATTGTTTGGCGGCTTCAACGATTTTGGTTGCTTCGTTTAGGCGTTCGTTGTATTTGGCTATTGTGTCGCCGTTCCAGGTGTATTTTTGTCCGTTGGTTGCGTAGTAGGTTACGCCTTCGCCTGGTTGTGCGACTTTTAGGCCGTGTGGTACGGATGCGGGGGTTCTGAGTTGCTGCACGAGGTGGCGGAGTGTGTCGCCTGGGTTTGTGGGTCGTTGATCAACGTAGCCTACCATTGTGCCGCCTGGAAGTCGATAGTGATTTTTCCGTCTAGGGAGCCGTTTAGTTTGATGATGCGCATTCGTCGTGTTCCGTCTGGGATGGAGAACCACCCTGCGGTTGTTACTGTTGCAACGTCTCCAACGTGGAAGCTGCCTAGTGGTGTTTTGGGGTTATCCGCTAGAAATGATAGCGTCACTTGGTCTGTCATTACCTGTCTGGATCGTAACGCACCCCATGCTTTCTGTGTCAGCTGTGTTAGTTCTGATTGGTCTGAGTCTGTGATGACCGCTTCGAGGAATGGTGCACGGTGCTTGAAGACGCTGGTTAGGTCTTCTGCTATGCCGATTGCTTTTCCTTCGCCTTCACCTGATCCGGTGCACCATACACGATGAATGATGTCTTTTCCGGTTGAGTTGATGGAAACGTCTTCGATTAGCCCCTGCGGTACAGTGGTATCAAAATCTGGTACCCATGTTTGGGAGATGAAGGGGTAGGTTTCGCCGCCGTGGCAGAAGTGCCATTCAATCTTTGTGTGCGTCTCGTTGGCCCATGCGGGGCGGATCATGATGTCTGGCCCGCCAATAACTTCAGAGAGTTCTTTCCAGCGTTTGCCGATCATGTTGTTTGAGACGTTCCATTTTTCATAGGTTCGTTCGCGCTGGCCTGTGTCGCCGAGGATTTCTTTATGGCGGATTGGGAAATATCCGCCGGGGCGATCCATAGCGTGCTTGCATAGCTCCCAGGCGATGTTTCCTAGCGTTGTGCCACGGTATTCTAGATGCTCCCAGATGGTACGGTTCTCGAATATCTCACGGATACCCTTCACCTTCAGCTCTAGCGTGTGCAGGGTTTCTTTCCCCCAATCCTGCACATACCCGGCGATAATGGGGTGTTCTGCCCCGTCTGCTGCGGTATGGGTGAGTAGCACGCCGCCCTGTGGTGGTGTGTACCATTCAAAGGATTTGGTCTTCAGGTCTTTCTTCTGCACGGTGAAGGATAGCTCTTCAACGCCGTTGAGGGGGATAGTGAAAGAGCCGCCGCTTTCCGGTTCGATGGGTGCGCCAATGTCGCCGGTGCTGAGATTCAAGAAATAGAATTTGAAAGCCATAATTCGGCGGCTCCTTCCTTGGTTTTTATTCGGATGCAACACCCATATCAACGATGGTGAATTGGTCGCCTGCGTAGCGGCGTTCTGTGCCACCGCGAACACGCCAATACCTGTAACCCCAAATATGGGAGATAACGTAATGGATTTTGTGCAGGCCGGGTTTGACCGTCCAGACGCGGGCAACATCCCTCGTATCGAAGACGTTGTTAAACTCGCGCTCTCGACAGAAGATCAGCTGATCATCTAAATACACGTCATATCGCACAACGCCCTGATCGGCGGTTGTTGCGCTCTCCCACTGGCCGGGCTTACCGTTTGCCACCGTGGAAGAGATACGAATGTCTATATTACGGTCAGTAGGTACAAAGAATGTGCCAGCACCGCGAGTAAAACTGCCTTGGTCTCGCACAGCGTCGTCTTCGTGATAATGGCGGTGCAGGATACCGAGCGAACCACCTACCGGACGGGAATACACCGGGTTACCCGCCTCTGGTATAGCAGAGGTGGCAGACACACCGGCGCGAACCTCGCGCTTGGAAAGCATGACCGCGCCGGGTGGTACCGCCTGCCCGATCTTGACTACCGCCGAGTTATTGCCATCCGTTGCAGGCTGGTTCTGCTGAACATAGATGTAGTCTGTACGAGAAGCGAGCGGCGCGGCTGGCCGCGTGTTGATGGTCTGCTCCTGTACAGGGATACGAACAGCCCGGCCTTTGGCCAGATGCGCAACCACTGCACCAGCGTTCACCTTCCACGCAAGCGTCGAGGTGCCTTCCACCGTGCAGCCATTGATAATGCCCGCCTCTGGATACTCAGCGGCGGTAATAGCCTGAATATCTTCAGGTGTGGTACCCACACCCTCCTTAGTATTTGCTATACCGAATCCTGTAGCCAATTTGAGGTCTCCTAAATGTATGTATCCGAAAAATTCACATCAACCCACCCACTCGACGGCGCGAGCGCTTCCACTGCCACAGTGAAGGGTGAGTTCGCGGGCGCGGTGTGCCATTGGCGGCGGGTGAGTTCTGCTGTTTGGTCTGAACCGCCGATGATCATTGTTCCTTTACCGCAATCAATGATTGCGGGGTTTGCGGCTTCGATAGCGTAGGGGTATTCGATGATGCGGTCGCCTGCGGTGAGTCTGAAGCCGCTGGCCCAATCGCCTTGCACAACATAGGCTGGGTATGCGTCTGCGTTGCCCTTATGTTGTATGGTGCCTGCCTGCGGTGGTTTTTCGCCGTAGGATAAAACACCTGAAGGGGCGGGGGCGAAGAGCGGGAATCTTAGGCCGGTGCCTGTATCTGCTGGGAATAGCTGATATATGCGGGCCGGGGATTTGAGGAACGGATCGGGTGCGACTAGTGGAACTTCAAACTCGACGGCGGAATCACCGAGCAAGGTTGTTTTCGGCGCGCCGTCGAGGCGAACAAGGGCGGTGAGTGTCAGGCCGTTATCTGCTGCTACGGTGAGATGCCCTAGCCCGCCATCCCAGACTAGACCTGAGATGAAGCGGGCGGCTATTTCGCGGGCTTCCATACCTGGCATGTTCAATACGCCTTTGAAGGTGATTGTTCGAGCGGAACGGCGGGCGGGTGCAGATAGGAAGCCATGCCCAATTTTGCGTTGAGCATCGGAGTTTTCTACCCCTACGCCGCCGTACCATCCCTCTATGTCTGTTACCCAAAATTCGCCGTCCTCTGAAGGCGCTTCATAGGTGCTCATAATGAGATTCCCATGAGCGCCTTCTAGAGTGACTTCATAACGCATTACACTAACATGCCTTCCATTTGATGGGCGAATGCTTCGCCGAATCGTTTTCCGAAACGGTCAGGGTCCATATCTTCATGCCCCTTGACGTTCACGGTTATTCCTGATTTCTGGCCGTATCCAACGCCGGGGCGTGCAGAGAAGCTACTCGATGCCGAAAGCGGTTTGATGTTGCCGTGTGCACCGGATAGGTTCACACGCCCGTCGATTTCGTCAAGGACGAATACGTCTGCCAGCTCGCTAATGCCGTCTTGTGCAGCATCCACAATCGCGCCGGTCAGATCATGGACTGAATCAACAACCATGTTCGCGTTCTTGCTAATGCCTTCTGCCAGACCGGCGGGAATCCACTTACCTACCTGATCACGCATGACACGAGATGGGGAATGAATTCCTAGCGGGCCTTTTACCCAATCAGGCAGGCCAGAGGCGATGTTCTTCACAGCATCCATGACCGCGCCTGCGGCTCCCTTGATACCGTTCACAAGACCGTTGATGATGTCCTGGCCAATCTGAAGCACCTTACCGGGCAGTTCAGTTAGGATGTTGATAATATCCGTACCGAGCTGTGAGAAGAAGTTCTTCACGGAATTTACGCCGTTTTCAACGCCGCTCTTAATTCCGTTCCAGATTCCCTCAAAGATGCTCTTAATGCCATTCCACACGGCCTCCCAGATGCTCTTGACTAGGTTGATACCATTCTCGATAATCGCCCTGACAATGTTAATCGCGCCTTCTACAACGCCCTTGATCACATCCCAAACGCCTTTGAGAATGTTCTTGATACCCTCCCAGACCATCTGCCAGTCGCCCTTGATCACGCCGGTAATAACCTGAATGATGCCCTGGACGATAGTTAGCGCGCCCTGGATGATAGGCACAATTGCCTGGAAGACAACCGTGACAATATTCAAGATCGCCTGGATAGCTGGAATGAGAATCCCTAGCACAGTCTGCACGAGGGGCAGAATCGCTTCGATAATCGACAGGAACATCGGAATGAACGTCGAAATCACGAGAGCAACCAGAGGCACAATCGCTACCGCAATGCCTGCAATAACTCCCACAAGCTGCGTGAACAGCGGCATGAGAGCCGTAAGGACATTCGAAGCCAAATCTAAAAGCACGCCCGCAAGCTGCCCAATCATAGGAAGAATTGGTGCTACTGCGGTACCGATTTGTACGAATGCCTCGACAAGCTGCGGGATTAGTGCCATAACCGCGCCGCCTAGTTCTACGAATGCGGGCAACAGCTGCCCTATGATCTGTTCAACGACAGGCGCGAAGGCTGTTACGATGTTCGCGCCAAATTCAATGAACATGGGTATGAGCTGCTGCACCATAGGCAGTAACGCCATGAACTGCGTAGACATGGTTTCGAAGAACTGCGTGAACACTGGCCCGAGGTTAGCGAAGGTCGCTTGCAGCACCTCGAATACCCTTTGTATTACGGGCAGAACCGCGTTGAACGAGTTCACAAGTAATGTGCCTACGGCTTCGCCTAGCCGTGAGAGGGGTTCCATGATGGCAGGCACCACGGGAGCGATGCCCTGCAACAGTCTTGAGAATGCGTTCCCTAGCGATTCAATCGCGGGGCCAATCTGTGCAATAGCGGGTTGCAGCGTCGTTATCAGATCGTTTCCGAATGCAGCGAGCGCGGTTCCGATGGCTTGCAGTACTGGTTGTATTGCTGCCATGAGGTTTGCCCATATTTGGCGGCCTGCTTCTGTTTGGGTGAAGAAGGCGGCTAGAGCGGCGGCGGCAGCAGCGATCCCGGCTAAGATGAAGGTGAAGGGGTTCGCTCTGATTGCTGCGGTGAGTGTGCCTATTGCGGTGCCTGTTGCGGATGTTGCGGCTTTGAAGATGGTTACGCCTGCTGCTGCGGCGCGGGCGGCTAGGTCGTAGGCTTGGAAGGCGATAGAGCCTGCTTGTGCTGATTTGCCTAGCTCTGCTATTTCTGCTGCGGTGCCTGCACCGCCTGCCATGAGCTTCCATCCTTCAGCGAGGTTCTTTACCGCGCCTACGGTTCCTGTTACCGCGTCTGTTGCTGTTTTCCATCCGTCGAGTGCGGTTTTTCCGATGCTGATTCCTGTTGCCACGCTCTTGTAGGCTATGGCTATGCCGCCTACGGTTGCGATCAGCGCTGTCACTGCTCCCTGGTGTGCGTTCATGAGCTGGGAGAGCTGGAACAGTGCGGTTGATACGCCTTCAAGGATGGTGATTAGTGCACTAAATGCGGCTTCTAGACCTGAACCGCCTACGGAGCCGCTGAGGTTTAGAATGGAGTCTACGAGGGGTAGGAATGCTGTTGCTAACGCGCCGATGACTCGAATCAGGTTTAGCCCAATGCCTGCGAATGAGTGCAGTACGACGGGCAGGTTTGATCCGAGTACTTCGCCGATTTTGCGGGCAGCGTCGATAATGCTTGTGCCATGCCCTGAGAATGCGCCGCCTAGCCGTGTTAGCTCTTCCTTGATAAGCCCTGCTGTGACTGCGAAGGCGGTTCCTACCCACGGGGGTATCGCGTTCACGAATGCTTCACGGAAAGCGGTTGCTGCCTGTACTGCGGTATCGAATCCTGTTTTGACGGCGGGGCCGATAGCGCGGGCGGCGTTTCCTGCAAGAGAAACGAGGCTTTCGAGCGCGCCGCCTAACTGTGTACCAACGACTTTGCCGAATGCCTCTACTGGTTTCATCCAATCCTGGAAGGCCAGGAAGAATTTTGTAAGCTGCGGGTAAATGCCCTGTAGGACGTTAGCACCGAAACGGCCCATCGCGGCTTGTGCGTTAGCGAATGCGCCGGGTAAGGTTTTGCCCATTTCGTCTGCAACCGTACCGGATGCTTTAGTCATGGCCGCTTCGAACTGCTCAAAGCTAATCTCACCCTTAGAAGCCATCTTGAAGACTTCATCGGAGGTTACCCCGAATTGATCAGCGAGCGCCTGATAGATTGGGATGCCACGGTCTGCTACCTGTTGCAGTACGTCGTTTTGGGCTTTGCCGAGGGATGCCACTTTGTTGTAGATGGCTCCCATTTCTTCCATGCTAGAGCCTGAAGCGGCTGCTGAGTTGGAGACTGATTTTAGGACGGCTTCGAGGCGTTCGCCGGGTTGGATGCCTGCGGCGACTGCACCTGCTGCGGCGGTTGCCGCCGCGTCGAGTCCGAATGCGGTTCCTTTCACGGCGGCGGATGCGTTCTGCATGATCAGTTCGACTGATTGTGCGTCGTTGCCTAAGCCGCGTAGTTTGGCTTGCGCCATGTCGATTGCTTTTAGGCGGTTGAAGCCTTTGGTGAAGGCTGCTCCTAGTGTGCCACCTATGGAGATGCCCGCGAATGCTTTTGTGACTAGGCCGGGGATGGTGCCACCGAATATTTTCCCGAATGCGGATGTTGCGCGGCTGCCCGCGCTTGATCCTGCCCTGTCGCCTGCGTTTGCAAACTCAGAGACAATTTGAGCGCCCGCCCCTTTGGTGGACGCTAAAACAGTGACATATGCCTTTGCAAGCTCTATTCCTCCTGCCATGCTTTACCTTCTTCCTTTGGGGGCGGGCAATTCTTTTATCGCGTGTTTTCCGGTTCTGCACCCATGCGCTTCTTGAGCCATATTTCGGCTTCTGTGAGAGACATTGTTTTGTTGCCACCGAGCTTTTCGGTGGATTCATCCTGTATCCCTGGCCGTGGTATGGGTTTAGGTTTATGGCGGCCCTTCTGCCCGTCTTCTGACCGTTGCCAGTTTGCGGTGACAAGCTGATCTATGGCGGCTGCGAGAAGGTGTGCGTTCATATCCCACCCATTGGATAGGGCCTCTGCCAGCGCGCCGCCTTTGGGTGGGTTTGCCGCAATGGCGGCGGCGATGCCGAGGCCGTATTCCTGTGCGAGGGGTTCTATGGGGCAACCGTAGAAGCGGGT